ACGGCATACGAGATGTAGCCGTGACTGGAGTTCAGACGTGTGCTCTTCCGATCTTCAATAGCAAATATCATTTCGTCAGATATTTCGCCTTTACGAATTAGTTTATTTAAGTTGTCGTATCTTTTAGATAGTTTTTCAATATCAACGTTTCCTTTAACATCTAATATTTTAGCCTGATCGTTAGCTGCTAATGTAACGGCGCTAATTTCATAAAGTTTAACTTCTGTTATCTCTCTATAATCGCCTTTATTTTGTTTTTGCATTGGCATAATTCCAACGCTATTTTCAGTAATTACGCCTGACTTCATTAATTCTACAACATCTTTTCCTAATTGCGTTTTTGCAATTTCCGCCACGAATACCAATCCTTTATCGTCTTCATATAATTCAGTCATTTTACCAATAGGCTGATTCATATCGTGTTGATACAAATATTTAACGCGATCACCATTTTCAGCGATTGTTTTTTTATACGCGCCTTTCATTATTATATCGTTGTCAGAATCTTTATTACCGAAATAACTTCCGTAACCTTTAATTATTCCTGCCTTTTCATCCGCATCGATTAACTCACCAACTGGCGCAGCTTTGTAAAGAATTGTATTCATATTGAAAATTTTTTGTAAATATACGATTTTTAAAAATTAGCTTTGATTTGGTTCGCCACTTTCAAAAACAATATTATTTTTTTGTCCTTGAATTGGTTTGTTGTGCGGTTCTAATGTTCCAACGCCATAAGGTATTCCGTTTGGAAATGCTTTGCAATTACCTTGAAATTCATTAAAGTTTTTACAATGAAAACAATTTGTTTTATTTGATTCTTTTAATGTAGCCATTTATTAATTTTTTAAATATTGTTCAATTGCTTCGCCAACTAAATTGGAATATTTTGAAGGATTTGATGATAATGTGAATTCGGTAAATGCTTCAGCGATAAATTCGTCAAGCGAATGCAACGCATATTTTCCGATATAAATTTCATTGTATTTTTTTATATTATTTGCATCTCTTAAACTTCTAATTTCAGCGTAATATTGGCGTCTTATTTCTCTAATTTTATCTAAAACTTCTCGTTTTCCTTTCATTGAAGTATGTAACAAAACGTGTGTCATTTCGTGAACCGGCGTCGATAGTAGTATTTTATCTGAATCAACAACACTAAACCAACGAGTTGTGAATTTATCCTCAATTAAACGCGTTCTCGACGCCGCGTCTTCAATTAAATCGCCTAAATTTATTTTTGTTAGTCTTCCGCTTACCGCGTATCGTTCAATATAACCATAAGTTCGAACGCCACTACTAAACAACATTTTAATTGATTGTTGATTCTCTATTGAGCCGAAATTATATTTTAAAAATAATTCGTCAAGTTTATTATATATTAAATTATATTGTTGAATCGTTAATTTTTTCGACGCCCTAATTGATGACAAATCAATCTTATATTTTGAAAACAAATCAGTCATTCCGTTTTTAAATTCTTTTACACTTTTAAAAGCGCCGGCGGTTCGTTCCGCTATATTTTGCGCACCGGAAACAATTGTTGTTCCAATAGTGCTTGCGAAATTTCCTAAACCAAAACCGGTTGTTGTGCCTCCGCCTAAACCGAAATTAATATCGGTTATTTCTCCAGCCGCTTGCGCACCTTGTTTTGGGAAATAAGCAACAGAACATCTGCAATTTATAACTTCAGCTGCTCCGCCTGAAGGATCACCAGGAAACATCATTTGGTTGCCACCAACAATAAAAAAATCGTTTGCGTTTACAATTTGTCCGTTAGCTGCTGAATGCGTGCTTCTTGTTCTGTCATCAAAAGACGCAATCCATTCTTTTTGCATTTGTTCAGGCGGAAAAATAGTTTGAGCTGCAACCGTTTGTGCAAAGTTTGCTGCTGCTGTCGCTTCGGTTCTTACTAAACGTTCCGATTGATATTGAGAATATGTATTAAATTGATTTTTTAATATTCTGCCACGTTCAACAGCGCCTAAACTCATAAAATCAGGATCTTGCATTAATCGCTGAGTTATTTCTATTAATGTTTTTTTAGCTGTTCCTGAAACTAATGTAACGCGTTGCGCACCAATAGCCGAACCAAAAGACGCAAAAGAATTTTGCCAAATATCCAATTGTGTCGGATTTAAATTTTTGGTTAAATATTTTTCATAATTGTTTGCGTACCATTTAGCAAATCGCATTCCAATATCTGAATACAATTCGCGATATATTTTTAATAAATCTTTTGAATCGAATAATAATTGAAAATTTGTTTGACCTTCAGAAATAAACGAATCAATCCCTTTGTTGTATTCGCTTTTATAGTAACGCTTAACGATACTAATTTGCTTTTTTTCGGCAACGTTTAATTGTTTTTCAAATGCCGATTGCCATTTGTTCCGATTAATTTTCAAAGTTTATTTTTTTGTTTCTTGGTATGTTGCAACCTTTATTCCTTTGATTTCTTTTTGTGACGGTTTTTGTTTATTTAAAAACTTATTCACGTCTAAATCAATTGATTCAATAGGTGCATCAATTTCTGTTGGTTTTGTTGGAATTAAATTCGCAGGAATGAAATAATCGTTTAGCGTTTGGTTGTCTTCATCAGCGCCATAATTCATAGCTGAACGCTTTTCGTTTGGCGTTAACCACCACGCTTTGGATAGCTGATCAACAACTTTGTCGGTTTCCTCTTGTAGTTCAGGAATAACTGAAAAATCAAATTCAATACAAAGTTTTTCGCCATACATAGGCGCTAACCAACGATTTAATTCATCTTTTATTTTTAACAATTCAGGAATAACCGCATTTTGATACAATGCTTTTTTAGCCTCCTTCATATTGTTATAAGACGCTGAATCTGTATTATTTAATAATTGAACTGGTACATTATAAATATTACAAAGGTCTTTAATACTCGCGTTATATTGTTCTATTAAAGATACATCGGAAGCATTTAAACCAAAGTTTACCCAACTTAATTTTTTAGGTGTTATTATAACATCTCCTGCATTGTCAGAACCTTGAAACTGTCTTTTAAATTTATCTTTTAACTGTTGCGCTTGTACTTCGTTTAAATCGCCCTCATCCGACATTAATAATCCACGCGCTGTTTGGTTTTGTAAATATTTAACTCCAGTTTGTACAGCTTCGTTGTTTGTTGTTAATGATCGCAAACCTGCTCTTAATGGCGATTGACCGTATAAATGCGATCCAGTACCGTCATAATAAGGATTAAAATCTTTTATATGGCAAATTTCAGAAGCAGGAATTTCAAACGTTCCGTTGTATTCGATTTTATATTTTGATACTGGTTGCATTATACCGCCTGAAACTATTTCCATAACTTGCGAAGGCATAACATACAATTCGGTATATTTTCCAACGTTCGCTCCAGTATCCGGACCAATACCATAAATGTAACGATTGCCAGTTAATTTACCGAATGAAATTAATTCAGTTAACCAACTGTTATAAGATTGCGCAGGATTTGGACGCTCTAATAATTTATGTAATTCAGTATCGTGTAATTCAACCAACGCTCGTTTTTGCAGCATTGCGGCTTTATGTATTGTTGAGGCGTCAATCGTTCCTGACGTCATCGCTTTATATCTTTTATAATCGTTTTCGTTTGTCTTTTCGTAAACTTGAAACGGTATTGTTGTCGCCGCTTTAGTTATTAAATTTATTAAAGAATAAATCGTCGCGTTTTTTCTGTATCCTTCAGTAATATATGAATCATCATTTTCAGGATTCCATACTATTGATTCACCAAGCCAGTTATAAATAGCTTTGTTATATTCCTGCGCTGTTTGTTGCGCATTTTTTGAAATTAGATTTTTGAAACGATCAATAAATGAAGCCATATTTTATTATGTATAAAATTTTCGTAAAAATACAAAATTAAAAATTGTTTTAAACAATAAAGAAATTGTTTATCAAATTGCGCTCAATTGAATAAGAAGTAACATCAATATGTTCGTCGTGTTTGGCGTTTGGAAATGTACTAACTTGCTGAATATATGCATCATTCCAATTGTCCTGGACCAAATAAACGCGACCACCTTCTATAAAAGGCGAAGACGCTCGCGCTCGTTCTATTTTAGAATAACGAACAAAGTTTGTTTTTAATTCACTTACATTGTAGTTTGTTTCACGCCTTAATAATTGTACTAAAGATTTACCAGAAGCTTTAGGTTCGACTAATATTTGCGAAACATTTACACCGCAAGATTTAACAAATGAATTAATAAAGTTTTTTAACTCAGGCATTTCTAAATATTTATCAATGCTTTTAAAAATATATAGATTGTCCCCACTTTTACCGCTTATTTGAATTCCAGTTGGATCGTTCTTTGTGTCTTTTGTGTACGCGCCATCGATATACATTTCCCAAACAACATCGCCAGGAACTTCGGCTTTGTTTATAATATTAAACCAATCTTTTCTCCATTCGCCACCCTCTGGTGGTGAAGGAATTTGCAAATATTGTCCGCTAAATGTGTATCGATCTGCTTGTCTTATTGCTTCAAGTTCATCAAATGAATGTTTTTCAGTCCATAATGGATTATTATTTTCATCTAATGCAGCTAACTTTAAATGATGCCAATCTTCACCAGATCCGCCACCTAACAAATACCCTGACAAATCTTCCTCGTGTAACCTTTGCATTATAACAATAATAGGCACGTCTCTATCGTTTACCCTTGACCTAATGGTTGTATTATATCGGTTGTTTATAAACGAGCGTCTAACGTCAGATAAAGCATCGTCAGGCTTCAATGGATCATCTATAATAATAGCGCCACCACTACCAGCACCAAAACCAGTAATTGCACCACCTGAAGCAGTTGCGTAAACCCCACCGCCTTCGGTTGTATACCATTTCTTTTGGCTTTGTGAATCCTTTTTAAGTTGAAGATTCCAAATTTTTTTAAATGCGTCTGAATTTATATATTCTTTTGTTTGTGAACTATTATCTAAAGCTAAAGAATCTGAATAAGATAAATGTATAAACTTTGATGAAGGATTTTTAGCTAAAGACCACGCAATAAACATTTTTACAGCTAATTCTGTTTTTCCATAACGAGGCGGTATGTTTATTATAAGGCGCTTTATTTCGCCTTTATTAACTTTCTCTAATGTATCTGCTAACGTTTTATGAAATTCAGCAGCTATAAATTTTTTTCCAGTATTTTCTTTAAATATATAACGTGTAAAGAACAAAAGAGAATTTTCGCATTTTTCTTTTATTATTGCGTTAATATTCATCATTTAAAATATCGTCTATTTTCTTTTTAGCTTCATCAGAAATTTTACCAACATTAACATTTGCATTATGTTTTATTTCCTGCCTTGAACCGTTTAGTCTGTGCGCTTCATCATCAGTACTAATTAACTTCATTAAAGCAATTTGCAAAGTTGCACTTTCGGATCTATACCATTTGTTGCGCATTGATACTTTAATTTCAATTCTATTTTTATTTAAAGCGTCTTTTATTAAGTCCAATTCGTGCAGTTTATGATTATAAAACGTACCTTTTGAGCATCCAATATAAGCGATAACGTCTTCAATAAAAAACAGTTTATATTTTTGTATTGCGTTAATTGATTGTTGTATTAAGTCTTTTTTTTTGTGTGCCATATTTGCAAATTTAAACAAAAATAGGTATATAAAAAAACCCCCTATATTTAGAAGGTTGTGTTTTGGTTAGTTTTTATTTACCGCACATTTCGCAAATCTCTTTATCGTCGTCGTTTTCTTTTGGTTTTTCATCGTCAATAGGTAAATCAAAAACCGGTAAATCAATACCCCAATCAATCAACTGTTTTGTATCCCATTCATTTGCCAATATATCCCAATCCCATTCGCCAAAACCTGAATTGTCTTTAACAATGTACTCTTTGCATTGATCTTCATAACTAGCAACGTCAATACCTTGCTTTTGCCTTTCATCGTTATTTTGATTAGCCATTTCCCTTGTAAAAACTTCAAAAGGAACTTCGCTCCATTTTAAATGTTTACAAGCCTTAAAACGCATATTTCCGCCGAGTATTAGCATATTTTCGTCAACCTTAATTGGATTCATTTTCATAAAAGAAGGAGACTGTTTTATGGATTTAACAAGTTTTTTATACTTATCGTCTCGTATAAATCGCGGATTGTTTTCGTTCGGTTTTAAATCATTTATATTAATCTTTTGTTTGATAATTTTATTTTTTTGTTAATAGTTTTACTTTTTTTCAGAATACCATACAAAAGAAACCGCAGCAAATAATAACATAAATTGTAATACGTGCTGTTTTTCTATATAAATATCAATCTCATCCATATCGGAATCCCAATAATTTACGCCTAACATACAGCCGTAAATAGGGAATGTTTTTATTTCAAAATCAAATATCATATCTTATTATGTTTTTTGTAAATATACAAATATAATTCCCAAATTTTGTTTGTTGCTTCTATTTTACTGTAAATTTTAGGTGATATTATTTTTTTATTTCCTTGTATGGTTTCAACTTTTAAACCTTTTTTAGTTGCATATGCTGAAACCTTTATATCGTTTTTTAAACACCATTGAATTGCCTTATAGTGTTCATCAGTTGTCATTTTTATTTTTTCCATTTAAAACATTTTTGTTTGAATTAACATTGTTTTTTAACATAGTGTAAAACGAATTAAAACTCGCCTTACACAATTGTTAAAAAGGTAAATCGTCTGTTATTACTTTAAACTTTTTAGTTTCCAAATCAATATCTTTATAAATACCGCCATTTTTAAAATCAGGCGCAATATCAAAATCGCCTAATTGACCGTTTTCTTTTCTTTTAACCTTTTCAACGTACATTTTTACAATATCTGAATCATACTTTGTTTTTTCGCCTATACATCTATAAACAATTAGACCGTTATATGCCTTATTAAAAAAATCTGCCGAGCCGCTAATATCGTATAACGTAGGTTTTTTATATCTGCCATTTTCAGACTCTATTTTACGTGGATGCGCCACTAAAAATAAATGCGTATTAGTTTGCTGACAAAACTGCGTAATTTCTGATAACGCCCTTCCGATATATGAATGGTCCTTTTGCGCTGAATGGTCAAGCATATTCCAGGGATCTATAATGCAAACGTTTATACCTTTTTGAAATACTAATTGTTTAAAAGCGTTTAATATACCTTTTAATGTTAAATTCTCTAAGTCAATTTTAATCCAAAAGAAATGATCTTGTATAAAATCTTTTGTTTGGTTTAACTGATTATTATTACAATCAGTTTCATTAAGTTTATTTGCAATTCTTTTAATTTGACTTTCATATGGAAATGATTCAGGCGCAAACATAGCGCAACGCATTCCTT